ATCCTACAGCTAAAGAAACTTTATTTGCTAGATATGTTGCAAACGGAGAAGATGTTGTGCAGTCTTACTTAAAGGTATTCAAAACAAATAATGAAAATGTAGCTAAGCAGCAATCAACGGTATTACTAAAGCAAGAGAGGGTTATAGGTATGATAAGCAAAGAAAATATAGATTCTTTAAAGAATATAGGAATAGATAGGGATTATTTATTTGAAAAAACAAAAGACGTAATAGAAAACCTAGAAGGCAAGGACTCTGATAAGCTACGAGCTATTGAATTGCTAATGAAAATAAAAGATATGTTTCCAAAAGAAGAAAAACGTGAGGCGCTTACTGTGTTTCAAGGTTTTTCACGTGAAGAGCTTAATAAATTAAAAAAATCAGACGAAATAAAGCAAATAGCCCACGCAGAAAACGTCTTGGAAGAGACTAATGACTAGATTTAAATTCAGAAAGAAGAATACAAAGCCGATAGAGCCTGTTGATTACGCATTTGGCACGTTAAAACATAACTATGAAGAACTAACTAGCACTGAACCTTGGAAAAAAATAAAGTATTCAATATAATAAGCCCTCCGTCAGAGCTATCCGAAAAAGAAGAAGTACTTTCACGCTGCTATAACGACCTTATTTACTTTGGACGTGCGTTTTTACCTAATGATTTTTTAAATAAAAGTCAATCACCACCTTTTCACTCTGAAGTAGCTAAAAAACTAATAACAACAAAACCGGGTGCACGTGTTTGCAATATAATGCCTAGAGGGTTTGGTAAGTCTATACTTGCAAAAGCAGCTATCTTACACAAGATATGCTTTTCACCATCAGAAGAACGTAATTTTATAGCTTGGGTAGCTGAGGAACAAGGTCAAGCTATCGACCACTTAAAATATATACGTAATCATTTAGAGTCTAATGAGTCAATTCAGTATTACTTTGGTCAGTTAGCAGGTGACTTAGCAGGTAAACGCTGGACAGAAAAAGATTTAGTTACAGCTAAAGGGGATAGGATAATTGCTAAAGGTACTAGTCAAAGACTACGTGGACGTACGGAAATAGATGTAAGGTACACTGGAATAATACTAGATGACTTTGAATCAGAATTAAATACTAAAACACCTGAGCGGAGATTAGAAATAAAAAAATGGGTTGTATCTACTGTATACCCAGCCCTAGAAGAAACTCCGGGGCGTGAAGGGTGGATATGGCTATCTGGTACAATCGTACACTTTGATAGTTTTTTACAAATGACTATAGATGGCTTTAACGATGCGAAGCAAAATAAGGAATCATACCCTTGGGATTTAAACTTTTATAGGGCTATAGAAAATGAAAAACCAATATGGCCAGAACAGTTTTCCCTTAGTAAACTAGAGCGTAAAAAGTCTGAATTTGCTGAAGCCGGTATGTTAAACAAGTTTGCGCAAGAATATATGAATGACGCACGTGATGCTTCCTCTGCTTCGTTTAAAATAGATAGAATTAAATATCACAATGGTATATTTAAAAGCCAAGATAGATTTTGTTTCTTAGATTTAAAAGGTGAGTCTATACCAATAAACGTTTACATAGGAGTAGATATAGCCGCAACCGCAACTTCTACGTCTGACTATCAAGCAATAGTTGTTATAGGCGTTGATTCAGATAAAAATAGATACGTACTTGATTACTACAGAGAACGCATACCTACATTTGACTTACCTGAAATAATTATACAATACGCAAATAAATATTCACCCGTGCGTAGAGTTACAATAGAAACAGTAGCCGCTCAAGAGATGGTACGTGATATGACAACAAGACTTGCGTCTACAGACAGAAGGTTAATGCCGGGTATCTTTAAAGGTGTAAAACCTCCGGGTGGAATAAAAAAACAAGATAGACTTGAAACTTCACTAGGCGCCATAGTAAATTCGAAAAAATTATACGTACGCAAAACTATGACCGAACTGGTCGATGAGATGTTTGAGCATCCTGTTTCAAAGCACGATGACTTAATGGATGCGTTGTATTATGCTGATTATTTTGCAAGACCACCTGCAAGTAGTAGGTTTAAAAAAGGGGCTTCAGATACAATTTCTAAAGTAAGGAAAAAATTGAAATCATATAGCTGGATTACAGGCGCAAGAGTTTAATGGAATACGACCCTAAAGCGTTATACAACGAAGAATTATTTAAAAGATGGCGAGACGCTAGGGACTCTTGGGACTCTCAAGCACGTAAGGATTTAGATTTTTATCTAGGTAATCATTTTACTTCTGATGAATCTGATGAGTTACAATCACGTAATCAAGCTGATATTCCAATGGATAGAATATCTCCTGCCGTTGAAAAGTTAAAATCTTTTATGACATCTAGGCCTCCAGTTTTTACGGCTATGCCCCGTGAAGATAGTGACTCAAAGATGTCAAAAGTTTGGCAAACAATGCTTGGTTCTGTCTGGGAAGGTTCTGATGGAGATGCTCAAGTAAAGCAAGCAATACACGATTTTTCAACTGTTGGCATTGGGTACTTGTACGTATATGTTGACAGTGAAGCAGATATGGGTAGGGGCGACGTAAGGTTTGCTCACATCAATCCTTTTAGGGTTTACGTTCCTCCTTCTTCAAGAGATAGATGGTTTGGTGATGCCGATGGCATTATTTTGTCTACTATCTTAACAGGTGAGCAACTTGTTAACCTCTACCCAGAACTTGGTTCAACAATAGATAAAGAAACAGGAGAAGAGCTAGATAGTATCTTAAATGATATATCTACGTATTCAGATGAAGACTTCCCTAGTACTCAAAATAAACTATCAAGAGATGTATATACGCCATCAGAAACTAAAGATTATGATTACTACAGGGAAAACAAGTATCAAGTTTTAGAAAGATTTTATAAAAAGAAAGTTACTTTTTATAGACTCATAGATAATCAAACAGGTGCAGAATCTATATTAAACGAAGAAGAGTTCTTAATAATATCAGATGAGCGAGCTATAGACTTTAAAAGAAATTTATTATCTTATGAAGTCTTTTTACAAACAAGAGTAGCTGTTATGGTAACTTGCGGTGAAATAGTATTAGATGAGTATACATTAAACTTAAAAGACTATCCTATTGTTGCCTTTCCTAATAACTGGACTGAGACTCCATATCCTAGGTCTGACGTATCTAGGGCGTTGCCAATGCAAAGATTGTTAAATAAGTTATGGTCACTAGCATTATCACACGCACAAGCATCAGCAGGTTTAAAATTACTTGTACCTGTAGGTAGTGCAGTAAACGGACTAGACCAATTAGAGCGTGATTGGGCAAATCCTAACGCTGTTATAGAAGTTGATAGCTCACAGGGAGAACCTCACTACCCGTCACCTACTCCCCTGTCTGGAGAGTTCTATAAGTTAATACAACAATGTGAGTTTTATATAGATTTTATATTTGGCATACCAGAAATAATGCACGGAGTTGCAGATAAAGGGCCAGAAACATTTAAGGGTACACAGCAAATGGTTGCTTTAGGTTCAGAACGTAGTAAGTCAAAACTACGTGACGTTGAACATAGTATTGTAAAGCTAGGTCGTGTTGTTTACGCAATGTGCAAACAACAGTATACGTATAAAAAATATTTTAAAACAGCACAGCCAAATAATGACTTAACAGAATTTACTGTAAATATGTATGATGACGTAACACAAACAATAATAGATATACAAAAAGATAAAAATAATATTGAACAACACGACATACGTATTGTACCCGGTTCTACGTTACCTACTTCTAAGTATGCTGAACTTAATGTATATTTAGAAGCCTATCAGATGGGAATAGTTGATAAGCTTGAGGTTCTAAAAAAGAATCCAGAAATATTTGACAAAGAAGGTATAATGAGAAGGTCAGGTGAAATAGAACAATTACAAGGATTAAATGCTCAATTACAAGAGCAATTAAAAGAATTGCAGGGAGACTTGCAAACCGCCCGAAGGGAGTCAGTTGCTGACAGAAAACGAGTTGAGGTTCAAAAGTTTAAATCTAAACTCGGTAATGTAGCATCGGACGCCAGAGCTGATAAGAGAATAAATGCCAACGAACTAACAACAAAAGTGAAGCTCGAATCGGAAAGATTACAAAATGCTATCGCACGCCAGCAAGATGCTATGCTCGGTAGTATGAGTAGTCCTATTCCAAATGATGACGAGACATTTTAAAAAAGGAAAACAAAATGGCTGAAGCTAATGCAAACGCTGTCGTAGAGCAGCAAACCGAACAAGAACAGGAAACATCCGCAAACATAGATGGTCAGGAGATTGAACTAGAAGAAGAAGTTGAGTCTAATCCGCTAGGAGATGAGGTAAAGAAATGGCAGTCAATGTATGACAAAGCAAGTGCAGATAATGCAAAGTTGCAATCGTCCATTACAGAGTACCTCAGTATACAACAAGAAAATCAAAAACAACCCCCTGAACCACAGCAGGTGCAAATGTCCGAGGACGAGTTTAACCCTTGGGATGCATACTACAAACCGGATTCAGAGTCATATAAGATGCGTACAGAAAGAGAACAACAGCTAGTACACAGTGT